AGTTCAAGTCAAATGACATAACCCAGTTGTACATCCCAGGCTTTGGTTCCTTGACGAATGCGCCAACATAGGCTTCGTCCTTGGATCCGCCGCCAGTAATAGGAACCGAGATATGCTTCTTGTATAGATGATTGTGAATGATGACGTCCCACATACGAACTTGTGTGAACACGTCAAGCAACGTCACTCGCGCGTCGTACGCGAGCGCGAGAGCCATGTCAATCAGCTTCATCTTATCATCGAGCTTTTCTACAAGCTCAACGTCTCGAATGTTATACTCGATGAATCGCTGGAAGTCGTTGATATAAAACTCGTGGAGAGTTTCATATTCATCGTATGATAGCTTACGTTCACCTAGCTCAACGAAAGCGATATGATCTAGACGATAGCTTTCTTGCTGAGAGTACGTGAACTTCTGATACATCTCGAGATAATCGAGAGTAGCAATGCCAGCGATGTTATACACAGTTTCTTCTTTGAACTTCGTGCGAACACGGCGCTCCTTGAAGATTTTCCAAGGCGAAAAGCGTTTCGCTTCGCTTTCACCAAGCACGGAAGTCATACGACGAACGAGATACGGAATATCGAAGAACGTAACGTTCCAGCCAGTAACGATGTCTGGATAGTCAAGCGACCACTCGCTCAGGAACTTGAGTAGAAGTTCCTTTTCGTTGTTGCAGTGATAGTAGATCACATCGTTTCTGTGGGGAACAAAGTCGCCGTAGCCCCACACATGAAAGACGTTATCTTTCTTCAGAGCGATAGCTGTGATAGGATCAGATGCGCGCTCTACGGCGGGAAAACCAAACTCTGAGCTGACCTCGATGTCGATGTATGCGACTTTGATAAGATCGCGATCATACGCAATTTCGTTTGGATACTCTTCGTTGAGATACGCATACAGGAAACGTGGCATACCATACAGCTTGAAGTTGCTGATGTCTTCATATCGCCTGACGAAATCTTTGGCGTCGCGCATAGAATCGAACACCATAGGATCTAGCGTATGCCCGCCAATATCTTTCCAGACGGCGCGTTCTACATTCTTCGATGGAAGGAAGAGCGTGGGTTTGTAGGGGATCTTTTCGTTGAAGGCTCGCCCGCGGTCGTAACCGCGAACGAGAATGTTGTTACCGTACTCGATAGCATTCGTGTAGAACTTTGTCATAGTGATATAGTACCACCTTATGACGCAGTTGTCAAGATCCCTTTCTTAGGGAGCACTAGTCCTGAGCCGAAGTTCTGATTGTAAGCTGCTTCGATCTGATCGTCTGGCTCGTATGTGAACAGAACGTTGCGTGGATCAAGGATCACTTCTTTGGTCTTAGCCATAGGGATAAAGTCAATCAAAGCCATGTTAGCTTTTCCAGACGGACCTGGCTGCAACATGACAGCAGCAGGCTTGACGACCTTGACCATGTTATTTTCTACACTCACTTTACCTACTACCTCGTCGCCATTAAGCAAACGAAGCATCATTACAGAAGAAACATTATCCATATCATTCACTCCTTATTTTGTAACACCAGCCATCTTTTCTTGACCGCGTGACCAAGCGGCAATACCAAGGACAGCACCCATAGCAAGATGGAACAGACCAGCGCCTTGTAGCGTTAGCGGGCTCCATTGTGTCATAGGCATCTTAACCATGACTTGTGCGACTGACCACATAACTGGAAAAATCGCCATGTCAAGAACGCAGATAACCATATAACACCAACCCATCGCTGGGCGCCATTTTTTAGCCATCCAATCTTCATTCTGCTTTGCGTTTTCTGCTTCCCACTTTTGCTTTTCAAACTCAATAGAAGCCAACTGAGCTGCTTCTGAAAGCTGAGGAGCTGCGGGCGCAGATGAAAAGCGCGAAGGACCAGGAACTGATCCCGTACTATCTATTCTCGACGCAGCACCCTTAGTCGCTGGATCTAACTGATCCATAGCAACTGGAACCTTTACTGGTTCATCGTTTGGGTCTGGATTACCGAATCTAGGCATCGTAACTCCTTATGAAAAAATGTGTAGAGCTTCTTCATAATGATGCTTACGATCTTCTAGACCGATTGTTCCACCGTTGATCTTTTTGGTTACAGTTACAATATCGCTCTTGTCGGCCCACTTGTTCAGTTCACGGGAATCCCAGAACCAAGCAGCAGACCAACATGCGCCCTCAGCAGTTTCAAGCCAAGGCACAACTTCTTCTAGCGACATTTCCATGTCTGATGCAAATGCTGCGTAGTTAGACTTACCCGTGAGCTGAATGAACCCACGCCCGCGATATCGATATCCGTCACCTGATGCTTCGTCGCCGTTACCCATACGACTAGAGTAAACTACGTTCGCAATCTTTTCAGGTTTCTTAGCATAAGCATTAGCATCACGTCCCGCGCGAGCGAAATACTTTGGAAAGATCTTATTCAGCCCTTGAGCTGAGTAGTTAAGATTTTCTTCCATGACTGACATACCTGCGGACTCGTGTCCGACTTGAGCCAAGAACATGGAAATGCGTTGGGGTGTGTTGATTTCATAAAAAGTTAAAACCTCATTAAGAGGTCCTAACACTTCGGCTAGCCACTGTTCGTCAGTATCCTCAAAAAACTGACACAGCTGCTCGTGTGTAACAAGCGACATATCTATCTCCTATACATGATTACCATAATATAGAAGATTCATTGCTCGTTATTTAGCTTCTGTAGCGAATATGGCTTTCATTGCTACCTGAGGAATATCTTCGCGTGACATACCCAAAGATCTAAGATCACCATCCGACAGCATGCTCAGTTCTGAAACTGTCTTGTAGAAACGCATCGTATCTGAACACATCGAATAGAAAAACTTTACTGCATCTAACATTATTGACTCCTGTAAAATGGAAAAGCTGGGCAGCGGATACTGCCCAGCTATGACGAAAAGTTATCACATTGAAAATTACTCGCCGCCGTCCTTAATGTCGAACTTCTTTGGCTTCTTGTGTTCTGGAATAAAGTTTTCCAGCCACACCTTAAGAATACCGTTGACCATTTCGGCGTTCTTAATTTCTACAGAATCAGCAAGAGTAAACGTGCGACTGAATGCGCGCTCTGCGATACCCTTGTAGAAGTAGTAGACGTTTGCGTTATCCAAATCACTGGCGTCTTTAGTCTTACCAGCAATCGTTAGCTTTCCGCCGTCGAGGGTAACCTCAAGATCCGTCTTAGCGAAACCAGCAACAGCCATTTCGATGACGTACTTGTTTTCGTCGACCTTCTTGATATTGTATGGCGGATAGCCAGGAAGAGCTTTACCAATCCCGTCTAGCTGCGATGCTAGAGCTTTGAACGTCTTATCGAATCCTACAGAAAAAGGATCGAACTGACCGAAAGGGGATGGGATTTGAGCATAGTCGTTCTTAGTCATAGTGTTGCCTCCATTTAAGCAAGGTTAAGTTAGTGACCCTTACGGCGTCACGTCATTATATATAAGCGGTGCAGCATAAAATGTCAAGTCTCGGAACGTTTTTTCCCGATGTTATACTTGGCTTCTAACTTCCACTCACCCTTTTCCTTATGCGCCAGAATCTTGATCTGATTTAGTGGCGCAACAGGATCCTTAGTTCGCTCCGTATCCACAATGTCAATCAACTCCCATTCAGCGAGCAGATTAGCGATAGTGTTGCGACGAGCCTGATCTTCTTCTGAGAAGTTTGTGGGCTTACCGTCGAGAGCAAACAATTCCTTGAAGTGAACGATATAGTAGCGACCCTGCTTGTGCAGGATGTGACACGATTGAAACAGAACCTTGTCGCGTCGAGATGCGACTCCGATACGAGTTAGTGTTTCGCGAATCTTTAGGAAATCTTCTGCTGATCGGAGCTTGACTTCGACCATGTTTTCAACCGATGTATTCATCCTTTTCCACCTTTATCGAGTGCTACCTCGATCATGGCTAGCTGTTCATCGGTTAAGACTTTCATTGCCTGTAAAGCCTCAGCACGACCATAGCCAAAATACTCCATGATCAGTTCCAAGGAAACGTCGTCGACCTTTTTCTGCCACTTGGCGTATCGCTTACGTTTCCTGAGGCTATTTAGTAAAAACTCATATTGCAGCTTATTATCGAGCTGTGGCCGTCTATTGAGTTCGTTGGCGTAAAGGATAGCGTCCTGATGATATGATAGTGCTCTGTTTGCTAGATAAGGCTTATATCCTTTTTCAGCGAGTTCATCGTTATTAGAACCCCTCATGAGATTCTTTTTCGTATACGACACAGAGTCGATGTAAGTGAAGGGGTTGTTATCGCTCATATCAAAACTTTCATGCTGTTAGTATATATCAAGGGAAGCTCATTCGTCAATATAAAACGGCTCCACTCCTATAGTTAGTTTGATAGGAGCCATCAAGTTCAGCTCTTCTATCAGGCTACTCACTACATGCTCGCCAGAGTTATACTGCCAAACATGATTCCTAATTTCTTGCCTTTCTTCAAGCGATAACGCCAGCATCTTTTGGATCCAAGCGGTATCCAGAGAGTTGCGTGGCATGCATCTGATGAAGTAGGCGTTAGCTTGAGCGTACATCAGGGATGCGTGGCTGTTACTTGAACTTAGCAGTAAAACTGGCACGCCGCTGGATAAAGCCTCGAAAGCTGTCACACCCGCGCTTTCGTGCGGGACCGTGGATATATACAGAGAC